ATTTACATTTGCAGTAGAAGTAAACTGAGGAGCATCGTTTGGATAAAATACTTTCTCTAAAAAGTCTGATATACTACCAGAAGTACCTGGATTAAACGAAGAAGTAAAGAATCCTGGTAAATGTTGTTGTGATATTATTCTATTACCGTTAAAAGTGGTAGAACTAAAACCAGCTCTTACTCCAGAGGCTGATATGAAAGAATCTGCTATAAAAGAAGCTGAATCAGCTATTTCAGCATGTGAAGAGGAAACTTCTGTTAATATTTCAACTGATGCTGATATAGCATACGAAGCAGAAACGGCAAATAAAGCATGAGATGCAGTAGTAGATGTTGCTCCTACTTCTTCTCCATTTATAGAGAGGCCTCCGGATATATTAAGTGATCCGGTAAGGTTTCCGTAATCTCCAAGCTGCCCACTTATTTGTTTCCACTTAATTAATGCCATTAGTTAACCAATTTACCAGTTATCATAAATTCATCGTCAGCTTCTAAGTCAAAATTTAAACTATTATTAAAAGTTATAACTACATTACTCCCAACTTCTGCTATTGAATCTATTGCATCTATTTCAGCAGCTATTCCGTTTACAAATACTGTAAAATCGTCTTTTTGTATTGCAGGGAACCCATCAGGTACCGTTGCAAAAGAAATATCCTGAAAGGTAACCACTGGATCTGATACAGAAACAGTAGTATTATTGCTAGTAAAAGCATTATTAAGTGTGGTAAAGGTTTTTTGTTCTGCTGTCATTGCTTCAGCTATATTTTGTACTGTTAATCTAGTGGCAGAGGCTCTATCGTAAAATCTTACAGTTCTCGAGTTTACTCTCGTATTAGAATATCTAGCCATTTATATGTCATTTATATCTTTTACTACTTCTGTTCCAAATAATACTGCAGCTTTATTAAAGAATTTCATAGATCCTTGTTGTAAAGCATTAATACTATCAGGTACTAAATGTCCTAAAAGGTTAATACTAAATTCTGTCTTGACTACTCTGTCACTTCCTTGTGATAGTTCAGTCGTAGTAGCATAACTATCAATCATAGCTCTGAATTTGAACTGTTCTGGGTCTCCCCAATAAGCATCAGAAGCATAATTAATACTTTCTACTAATTTATTCATTTGTTCTATATACTGTGTAAAGATTACACAAGAATAAACTATATTTACATAGTCAGGCATTACTACACCTTGATATTCTTTCAATATAGACCTATTATTAAGTAAAGAAAACCTATCATACTGGTTTTTCTTACTCCATTTCTTTTCAAACACTCCAAATTGTGTAGGTAAATTAGCATCTAGTTTATTTGCTAACTGTCTATTCTTTTCTATACTATCTCTTTTAATCATTATTAACGGTAATTGTATTTTACCGTTTCTATCTCTATAAAATCCTTCTTTTTGTACTGCATGCCAGCGTTCTGGTGATCCATATAGCACAGGAACGTCTTTTTGAGCTCCGTTTTGAAGTACATGTGGTTTAATTACATTCTTAAAATAGTAAAATATTGCACCATCAATGTCTTTTAGCCCTAAACTAAATCTTTTAGTATTATCATCCTTTACAGATCTTTGTAATTCCCTCTTTTTTAGGTCTTGAATAGGTTGTTTACTACCACTAGCAGGTCCGCCCTGAAATGGATTAATAGAATCCTGGGATATCTGTGATTGAGTTTTAGGTAAAGGTTTATTACTACCTGCCATACTTTCTATTTACATGAGTTTTAAAAGCTCTTTTGAATTTAGTATATACAGTATATAGTTTATACAGTTTTTCATCATTTGGAAGATCTTGTACAGTATCTTTAAATGCATCATTAAGTTGCTCTACCTCTTTTCTTAGAGTATATATATGATCATACTCAACATCATGAGAAATAGCACCTGTTTCAGGGTCAACTCTTTTGTTTACTAACCTTGCTCCGCCTGGTTCTTCTTTTAATATGTCTTTTATTTTCATAATAATTAATATTCTTCGTTTTGAGCAAATGTTATGCCAGTCTGCTCTCTTCTGGTCATATGAGTCTCTAAAATCAATGATACTGATGTACCAAATTGACTTCCATAGTCGGTTAAGTTGTAGCTCTTGTCTCTCCCCATAAATAATTGGTTCTCCCTTACGTTATCTACTACATAATAGTCTTCTTGCCAATTTAGTATATCACCTACCTCAGGTACTACGTTTACATCTTCTAAATCTCGTCTAAGAAGAGCAAATTGTACGTCTCTAGTAAGATCAGGTCCAAAATCATCTACAGCTACTACTTGATCTCCTCTAGTTATAAGGCAATTAAGTTTTAACGGTTCTAAAAACGATTTTACTAGTCCTTCTCCGTATATATTTACTTCAGTATCTTTAATACTGAATTTATAATACAATATCTCTTGTTCTACTATATCTTTTAGCAGTTCTCTATTAATATTAACTAATAAATTAAAATCTCTATTACTTCCGAATAACATTACTTCTCTTCTATTGTTTGTTCTCCTATTTTTATATCAATAATATTAGGATACTTGTTAACTGCGTTATCTTTTAAAGCATTGAATGCTTCTAAAGACTCTTTCTGTGATATTATCTTTATTTTTAAAGTTTCTTTATTTTCTCCTTGTTTAGATGCTACTGTTACTGTTGTAACACCAGGTAAAGCTCTAATCATCTCTGCTGCTTTATTAGAATCAGTACCATCTTTGTATAAAACTTGTACCATAGCTGTATATGTTCTAAATTCTACTTCGCTAAGTATGTTTAATAGTTTCATTATCCTATATATAGTTTCATTGGCACTCCAGTCACCATTTTAGCATTAGCTTCCATCTCTCTTACTTGTTGTTCCATTTGTTCTACTCTAGAAGTACCTTCTAATAGAGTTCTTAATTGTTCTAACAAAGAAGTTTTCTCTGCTCTTGCGTCAGTTAATAGTTCAGCTTGGTTTAAAGTAGCTTCTGAACCAGGAACAGGTACTGTTTGGTATTTACCACGTACATATGCTAACATTTCTTTAGCTAATGCAGCAGCATATCTATAAATCCAGTCTCTACCAACAGAATTAATGTCTGTATATACGGGATTCTTAAAATTAGCATTAAATATGTTAGTTACGGGATTCTCTCCGCAGCAAGCGTCATCGCTAGTGTTAATTGTAGCATTAGAATCACTAGAAGTTAGTTTATCTACGTTTTTAAAGTATTCAAACCTTAATTTACCTGCTTTTTGGGGAATAGGAAATAAAGTTAGTTGATTATTCATCATTTCAAACGTATAAGCTGATCTTCTTATCTGATCATTAAACTCTATAGCTTGAGTTTTTAATATATCGTACGAAGCTGGCATTAAAAGAAAGTTAACTCCTGGACTATATGATCCGAAGTCAAAAGCATCCATTAAAGACTGTACTCCTGTACCAGTTCCTGCATAAGGGTCAAAATACCTTACAATAGAAGGTGGAGCTTCGTAAAAAATACGTCTTATCTCTATACCACCTTCAATATTGTTATCTACTGCCCATTGATTAAGGTCATAGTCTTGTTGGTTGGATACTAAATCTAAATTACCTGAGTATTTAGTTACATCTCCTCCAACTTCAGCTTCAGTACCGTATTGTTGGCTATATCTTATCTGTTCGTTAAGGTTAGGTTTAATTAAAGTATTGTTTTGTACTTCTGATTGCTTAGTTCCTTGTAGGTTAAGAAAGTTTTGCTTTATTATAGAAGCATAAACCTCATTACCGTACGTAGTAATAGCTTCTTCAAAGCATGCGTAGAAAGATCCTGATTGTAATTCAACATCCATTAAAGGAAATCCTAATTTAGTAGCACAGAAAAATGCTACCTTATCAGCATCAGTTTGAAACTGACTATCTGAGTCATAAAATCCGAATGGTGTTTGTCCGGCTGCAAACGTACTTGAGCCGCCGTAAGTTACTATATTTGCCATAATTAAGATGTTGTTATATAATATTCGATTTTAGCAGCTCCTGATATAGGTTCTACTAATATATCTCTAATATTATCATAATTAATATTTGCAGTATAGCTTCCTGTCATTTCATTAGAAGTAACCATAAAGCTTCCTCCTGGGTTAATCTTCTGATGAAAGTTTTCTTTTGAGCTTGATATTTCAAGATTTACACTATATGTGTCATTTAAATTACTAATTCTTCCATAAACTATAGAACCAGTAATAAAGGTTCCTCTATCTACTGCACCGTTATACGAAAATATTCTAGTCTTAGATCCCGAAGGAGCTAAAAGAGTTCTATGGTCTAAATAATTTACACCTGAATATGTTTTGCTGTAGACATTGTTCTTATTATTTTCGTCTAGAGTGAGGTTCTCTAAGATTACTACTTGTACATTTGCCATACTATTACGTTTTCTTTTATAAATAGCATAAAAAAAAGAGGGCTTACGCCCCCTTCTTCTAAAAATTGAAAGTTTTAAGTTAATCTTTTTTAAAGATGTAATATAAGACCATCGCACCTACTAAGCCTAGTAAGCCTTCGTTACTTAATCCGCCTAATATACCCATGATATTATCTACCACTGATACTTCAGGCCAGAACGGTATAGCAGCACCCTTAAAGAGCACTTCTAGAACAACGCCAAGAGCTATTACACTCATGCCGATTTTAGTAAGGTCGTCGGCCCATAGACCAACTTTTTTAAATAAATCCATATAATTGATTTTAGTTAAACAAAAGGTAACTGTTAACTTGTGAAAGGAATTCCATCTTATATAAATAGGCAAAAAAAAAAGAGGCCCGTTAGGACCTCTCTTTCTTATAAAATTCTATAAGTTAGAATCTTAGATTAGACCGTGGTCAGATACAAAGATTTTACCGTAGAATTCTGGTCTGATCATCTTCTTAGCATATCTTGTCATAAGACCTTTTCTTGGTGTAAAAGTCTCTGGGTCATATACTAGAGGAGTCATCATTAATGGTACATATGGTGCATATACAGCTCCTGTTTCTAGGAATTGTGAACCTCTGTATCCCATTAGGATTATGTTTTCTAACATATAAGGGTTTTTGTATACTTTGAATCTGTTAGCAAAGCTACCGACTCTCTGTACTCCCATGTTAAATTCAGCCTGATCTCCATCAGTTGAAGCAGCATATCCTGGAATAGATTCTAAGATTGTTGCAATGTTTGGAGAACATACAAGGAAGTTTGCACCACCTCTTAATGTTTTTTGGTGAATTTTGTTAGATACCTTTTGGATTTTAGTTCCTAAAGTTTGGAACCACTGTCCTTGAGTATTATAGAATCCTCCTGATCCAGCAGCACTAGTTACGAATTTAGATCCGTCCCAGTTTTTGTTAGATTTAGCTGACCATTTATCAGTAGTGTTAGCGTCTTGGATTAACATATCTAAAATTTCTAGGTCAATCTCCATAGAGATGTACTCAGATAATAAAGATGTTAATTCAGCTTCAGCGTCAATACTATGGTAAGCATTTAAGTCTTGAGAGAATTCAGGTGTCCATTGTGCTTTTAACTTTCTAGTCTTAGCAACAATTGCTTCGCTAGATAGTTTAACATCAATAGATGGAATAGAGATAGATGTATCTACTGCTCTTCCTGAGTCAGCTTCAAAGTCTCCTCTATCGTTATCAACTGGTTGTTTATGATAAATAACAGATCCGTTGAATGCAGTTTCTACTACAGTATCAGCTTTTGCAATAACGAATGTTACGTCAGTTCCTGATACAGAAGTATATTTAGGTCTCGTTACATCTGTAGATCCAGATAAGATTCTAAATGCTCTTACACCTTTAAGGTCAGCATTTAATCCACTTAAAGCAGCAGCTACAGTATAGAAATCTGAAGGTTGTACTCCGTCTTCATAGTTGATAGAAGCAGAATTAGCAGATCCAGTTGCTACAGCAGACATAGCTTTAGATGCACTATTGATAGTGTATCCAAATTGTCCAGCTCCGTAAAGACCTCCTGAAGGATCAGTATCAGCAGCCATTTTACTAGCTCCTTCTGATACGTTTCCGTATAAATTGTCTCCAGCAGCTCTTCCATTTCTAGAGTCTCCATATTTGAAGTCTAAATAGAATACAAGTCCTGAAGGTAAATTCATTGGTTGTACAGATACGAAATCTTGAGATACGATTTGAGCGAATACTTTTCTTACTAATGGTAAGACAACACCAGCCCATTGTTCACCAGCGCCTGCAGAGAAAGATCCTCCACCAACGTTAGTTGTGTTTGCTTCAGAGACTACTTGTTTTGCTTGGTTTTCAAGAATCATAGCCATATTGTTTTTGACTTTGCTATCCTCGATACCTTCTAACAAACCAGATTGAGCCCACTTTTCAGCAAGTTTTGCAGAGTCCTCTTGTAAATTCTTGTAAGAATTAGAGCCCTCTAATAATTGGTTAATTTCCATTTTAATTTAATTTTTTAAGATTATTGTTTAATAATACCGGCTAACATTTGCATTCTTCTTACCGTATCAGATACTTCAGCAATTACTTCTGGCTTACTTGCAGTAGTTCCAGTAGCTTTACTTGCCATACCTAATTTAGTTTTCGATTCTTTGATAGATTTAGTAGATTCTTTTTTACCTACTACACTATCAGAAACAGTTTCGAATACAAGTTTAACTTCTTTTACGCTCTCTGCTTTATCAAAAGCAGCGATAATGTTTACTTTTTGACTTTCTGAAAGGTCATTTGACTTGAAAATCTTGTTAACGTAAAGTAGTTTAGAATTTAATAGATTAACCTCATTAAGGTCTTTCTTCAACGTTTCAATC